AGAAAAGTTTCGACGACTCTTGGCTCGGCAAATGAGTATATCCCTAGAGGCGTTTCTTTTAGTGGTGATGGCGAGAATATGTACGTTGTCGGCACTGGCCAAGACACAATTACACGATTTACACTGTCCACCGCCTGGGATATTTCAACGGCAAGCTACGACAGTCAGGGTTCTACTTTGCAAACTTCGCCTCTTCATGAAAGCGCTTTGCTGGGGATGTTCATGAAGCCAGACGGCACGCGCTTCTATGCTACTGGCAATATACAAAACAAAGTTTTTCAATGGAATCCAACGACGGCTTACAGCGTTTCAGATGTTGGCGTCACAGTTGACGATAGTTTTTCTACTTCCTCCCAGGAAGGCACCCCTTGGTGTGTGTATATTTCGCCCGATGGTGATCATATGTACATAGGCGGTGGCGACGGCAACGGTGTAGACCAGTATTCTCTGGGTTAAAAATCATGTTTGTCAAAGCTTCTGGCAGCGTCGTCGAGCGCTTCCCCTACACGATCAGCGATCTGCGTCGTGACAACCCGAACGTATCGTTTCCTGCAACCGTGCCAGACGCGGAGCTTGAAACTTACGGCGTTTATCGCGTCACTGCAGCAACCGCGCCAGAGACTAATCCACGCACTGACACGCTTGAGCGCAGCTGCAGCCTTGTCGATGGAACGTGGACTGAGGTTTGGACCAAGGTGCAGCTTGACTCTGCCGTAGCAGCAGAAAACATCCGCAATCAACGCAATGAGCTGCTGGCTGAAACTGACTGGACACAGCTGTCTGATTCTGGTGTTGCGTCAGCTTGGACGGCGTATCGCCAATCATTGCGAGATCTTCCCAGTCAGGAAGGCTTTCCTTACACTGTGACCTGGCCAACCAAACCGTCTTGATGGAACGCCCAGATCCGATGATGCCGTGCAAACCTGGTGCGCAGGATACAGAAGCGATGGGCAATCGCCAAAAATGGATCGACGAATTGTATCTGTTTGACAAACGTGATGACCCTGATCATCCAATGCACGGGCTCTACACTGGTTTGCATCAAAAGTACCAGCAATTCATCGGTTAATGGCTAAAGGTAAAAACCTGATGGGGCAAGTTTTTGTTGCCGGAAGGCCTAAAAAGACGCGTCAAGGGAATGGACAACATTCCAAACCGTCACACGGACGGAAGCAACCACGAGGTCAAGGTAAGTAATGTGCGCCAAGGTTTTACCCGTCAAAATGCTTAAGTCTGTTTTCTGCGCCACTGGCGCACTTGCAGTATCTGCTGGCAGCGCCATGGCCGGTGGCTTCTACCTGAACCCCGAGTACAACCACGGCTGGAGCGGAAGCGATTCCCTGGGTGGCGTTCTCGACGCTCACGTTGGCTTTGAAGAGGACGCTTTTTATATCCAGGCAGGTCCTTCGATCGCAATGCCTGATGGCGGTGATGTTGAAGTCGGCTTCTCTGGCAAGACTGGCTTTTCCGCCCCGGTCGTCGCTGACAAGCTTGACTTCTACGGTGAAGTGTCAGTCGCCAAGTTTGAGGACACTGATGCCGCCTTCGGTGCCAAGGCTAGCATGAAGTACAAGTTCTGAGTAAGTTAAGGCTACTCACACTTCCCTGGGGCTCCTAACCGGAGCCTTTTTTATGCAAAAAGCTTTTAACGCATTGGCCGGATTATCATTCGTAATGTCGGCAGGCTTGCTTGGAGCGGGTTTGTATGGCTACTCAAGGCTGCCAGAGCTGCAAGAACAGCTCTTCGAGTCAGCTAAAGGAATGGTCACCGACTTGGTGTCTGACGCTGTTATGGAAGCAGTGCCAGGCGAGGTTGAAGAGATGATGCCAACGCTTCCCACCCAGACTGGCCCTGCGATTCCAGGCTTCTGATGTCAGACCAAGTCAACTCACCCAGCCATTACAGGCAAGGAAGAACAGAAGCGATCGAGGTTATCGAGGATGCTGTTGCTGGAGCGGATGACGCCGTAAGCGGGTATCTACTCGGTCAGACTTTAAAATATCTTCTGCGGATGTGGCACAAGGGCAATTCGCTCCAGGACGCACAAAAGGCTGAGTGGTACTTACGTCGCCTGATCGCACGGATGCAAGGCAATGCCTGAGATCAAGACGATCGGGATTCCTGAAGTGCGCGTCTGGATGGCAGAGCCGCCTTCTGTCCCACAAGCTCCACCAGTGACATTGCAGCTTGGCGTGCCTGTGATTGACATGCCTGCTTTTGAGCCAATGGAGGTGGAGCCTAAAGTCGTTGCTCCGCCAGTCGCACCACCTAAAAAGCAGGAGCCACCAAAACTAGACGTCCCTAAAACGCAGATTGCTCCGATCCCTCTGCCAGAGGTAGCACCTGCCATTATTGAGGAGGAGGAAGTCAAGCCTTTGGTGACGCAAGTGGTAGAGGCATTGCCCACTATTCCTCAGGCTACGACCGTGGCAGTTTCATCAATCATTGGCGTGTCTGCTGGCTTGGCGACACCATTTTTGTTGAAACTAATCAAACCAGCTGTCAAAAAAGCTGCGAAGCGCCTGCAAAAAGCTATTGGCCGCAATCCAGCTCCAGAAGGCGTTACGGCGAGACGCGCTGCTCAACGGGCGTTGAGGGGATGAGGTGCGTGTGGGGCGTGGGCGAATGTATGACGACATCAGCGCAAACCTTCTCGAAGGGCGATCCTTTCGCAAATCTTATTCCTTTTAACTTCAGCTCTCCGCAATGTTTCTTGCGGGAGATCTCAAAATCTAATCTGGAATTGGCTAATTTTTGCTGTTGAATTGCAAGCTGAGTGTCAACAGCGGCTTTGCATCGCTCCTGCAGTCCACCATCAAGCGGGATTGTGGCTTGAACTGACAGGCCAGCATTCCAGTTGTGATTATCTTTCTGGCCGGTACGAGTTTTCTTCGTGAAGACCACATCACCTGGATTATCGAGGCGGCCATCCTCGTCAAGATCGGTCAAATCATAGACAGGATCTTGATAACTTGCTTCGTAAGGCAGTCCCCATGATTTGGTGCGGTTGACGTAAGGGGTGATGGTCAAGGTTGGACCCTGGCACTGGATGTTGCCGCCATAAGTGTTAGTAATGGCAGTGCCCTGCAACACTTGAACTGCATGATTGGAGACCGACCCAGATGACGAGGCTGTGGGGGATGCAGTTGCGGAAATACCTCCAACACCTTCTGCCTGCACTGGAGCGCAGCAGATTATTCCGAGAAGGTAGAGACCGTATCCGTAACGCTTGTGATTTCGGTGACGCGCTGAATGGTTGTTCGATTCGACAGCCCTGGTCCGTGCAGACTCTCGACGAACTGGAACGGTTGGCCCTGATTGACGATTGACCAGTTTGGCCGCTGCCCTAAGGATGTCCATCCGTTGACCGTAGTTTCAGCAATTGGGTTGATGTTGCCATCTGGGGCAATGTTCGTACCAGAGGCAGAGTATTCAAAGCCAGTAGCGAAGTCTTCACTAACGATGGTCTCTGTGACCTTGCTGGTAGTTTCCGTGTGGGACGTGAGTGTTCCCTGCTTGAAGGCAGGGATAACGGGTACCGCGACTGCAGGCTTGGCAAAGACAAAAATTTCGCCAGCTAGCTGAAAGGCCAGCAGGAGCAAGATCCGCATCAGTCTGCAGTCACGCTGAGGATGACCTGCCCGATTGCTGTTGTGCCAGCTCCACCAGCAGTGATCGTCATTGCGCTATCCGATGCAATTGTGCCAGCCAGTGTGCCAGCCACACCGCCAGAAGTCGTGGTGGTGTTTCCCAGCATTGGGATGTTTGCAACAACGCCAGAAGCTACTGCGGTTGCGCTGGGCGTTGCGTCTCCCTCGGTGAACGATTCTGAGAATGAGAATGCGTCTCCTGCTGTTGTGACGCTGTAATCAGCTGCCGTATAACCAACAGCACTACCAGCGGTGAGAGCGCCAAGCCCGCCAGCAGTGTCCAGAGTGATATTAGAACCAGACACCGAGTAGCTAGAGCCAATTCGTGTGGCTTGGGAAGCAGCACCATCAACGGTCAGCTGGATGGAGGACTGGATCTTGTGGGTGATGTCAGCGTGTGCCGCTGGAGCAGTGGCTAGCGCAAACATTAGTGCGATAAGCCTTTTCATTTTGCGCTGGCCTTGATTTGCTTGTCTTCTACATTAACGTCCTTCTCCTCTTTCTTCTTCTTATTCAGCTTCCCAAGAGCGGGCGTGTAAGTAGCCGCCGTCCCAGTGAGCAACGAGGCCGGAAAAGTTGGATCGACAGCTTGAGAAAAGATCCCTAAATAGTTTGCAGTTAGGATTCCCATCGACCAAAGCAGGATCGTGATTCTTACGAGGTCACCTAGCCAAGAGTGGTCCTGACTCTCCTGCTCTTGACTTTCCGTTTGCTCTGCCATGATGTGTTAGTGCTTGGGTCGAGGCATGGTTGAAGTTTGGGCTGCTGTTGCTGGTGCGTCAATCACCGTTGCGGGTGTTGGCGTCACG